ATTATGATGCATTCAAACGTCTACTAAAATATTATCCCGATATTATGAATGAACTAAGTCTTGAACAGCGAAATTTGTATCAATACCTGGGGTTGTTTTGTCCGAGATGTCTCAAACGTATTATCAAATATCACAATGTCGTAAATAAAAATCCTTACTGTAGATATTGTAAATATAATTTTCCATCTATGACAATATCAACAAAATCTTAGTGATAGATAATTCTCATAATTACCTTTAAAATCAAAAATTGATTTTAAATAATTTTAGTGAAGATAACAATCTATCTTCAGACTTAATTATGACGTTCACTGAAACCTCCGTGTGTGGGATTCCTGAGTATTATATACCTAGATGTCGTAAGAAAAAGAGCAAGAAAAGGAACAAGAGCAAGAAAAGGAACAAAAGCAAGAAATGGGTTAACCACCCAACGAAGCCCAAAACGGTCAAATCTCGAAAAGAAACTGCGCTATGTACCCGCGAAAAGACTATGCAAAAGCAAGATATCATAGATAGTCTTCACTGGTTTCAGATATGCAATTGTACAGACTGCAAATCGCGACGCATAGATTTCTGGGATTCTTTTGGTGATTGGTCAAGTGATGAACAGGAGCTGAAACGGAAGCGAACCAAAGAGGATGAAGCATATTATAGAGGGGTTATTTCCGACCCTCCACCTTTGCGGCAACCTCAATTTTGGTCGGACGAAGATGAGACGGACGAAGATGAGATGTATCCTAGAGGACTATTCTTGCGGCAACCTCAATTTTGGTCGGACGAAGATGACGATGATCTATAACTACGACTACAAGAACAATATGTACTAATGTACATTCAACTTTATTTATAAACGTACGTTTATAAATACAAATAAGCGGTATCATTCTTTCTATTGATGGACGAAGACAGTTAGATGCTTATTGCCATATGACCATTTTGAACCGTTCTTTTGGAATACCAAAAAATCCACATTTCCAATCACTCTGATCAAAAAATTCTAAGTTCTTCCAGTCTTCTTTGCACGATTTTAAGTATTGAGCACTTTCTTCGAAATCAGTATCAAAAATCAAGCTCTCTAATTCTCTCTTTACCATATTAGCATCTTCAAATGAAAAACTGTCGTGTTCATAATGTAAAACTTCGAAACAATCCCCATCTTTATCCACATAATCTAACGAAAAATCTATACCCCATTTTGGTTTAATCTGAATTACCTTATAGATCAACGGATTTTTCCTTGCGAGATATAATAATTGGTCCAGTGCAGGTCCCGAATAACCTTTTCGTTCAAAAATCAAGCAATGATTTAATACACAACCACTTAATTTGTGAGGTTGTTTAAACCAATCTTTTTGAATCGAATGATGTGTCGAGTTACGATGCATTTTAACTTCAGAATTAGGAGATAAATTGTATTGAGAATACAACAGTTCAAGAGGACATAAATCATATCCATTTTGATCAAAAAGTTTTACACAATCACGACTATGCAAAAAATCCCATACTTGTGCAATCCTACTGTTTGGTAATGAATTGACCCAATATGGATTATCGTCAAAATTGGGGGCACAAAAAATTAAATCATTGACCCGCCCTTCTCTTTTCATCATTTTAAATCGAAACGAATAAAAATCTTTAAATCAAAAGATCTAAGAGCGATAATGATTTTAAAAACGACTACGCTAATATAATAAAATACTTGCAGCAATTATTAATTCGTAAAGCATTTGAAACTCTCAAACAATCTCCAGTTCGAATCTGGACGGGTCTTTATAAGGACCCATATCTTAGTGGTAGAAATAAAAGGTATTTTGATTCACATCAATGCGATGTGAATCTAAGTTAATGTAATGTACTGTTTTACATTAAACATCAATGTAAATTTACCGTTGATAATGCACAGATTCAAATGGTAGATTAATAAATTGAAGATTGTTATTTCATAAATATTGATGAAATAATGAATTGGGATGACGATAAATGTGATATGCCTATTTTATCCACTCATACCAAAAATTTTGAAGATGAAGATGAAGATCTAAAACGTGGAGATCTAAAGGAACGATTGATCTCACAAAGAGAATACACACAAGTCCCAGACCGAAAGCTCAAAAAACAATGCTACAGCTCTTTAGGTAAGAAAAAACGTAAAGCTAATGAAAAAGCAAAACTGTGGGCAAAAATTGGCACTCCAGCCATTTTGCCCAGGACACAACGAGACAAAGAAGAACTACAACATAAGCAAAATAAAACTATTCAGGATGATATTCTTGATTTGTTTGGTAGTGAATATTCAGATATAAAAGATGAAGATAATGAAGGATCTGAGAGTTTTAAGATGCTATGTCCTACTACTCAAGAAGAATTTGAGAAATTAGCCGATGTTTTAATACAAAAGATAGTAATACACCAAAATAATATGCATTATTTTCATTTAATACATCATCTGCTTCAACACATCCTTGCGACTTTAGATATAAACGCGATAAATCAGCTTAGTTTATCAAAATAAAAAAAGAGAAGCAGAATAAGAAAAGAACTTGGCGGTCTAAACCCCAATTAATTAAGAGAAGAACATCCAAGAGTGCTAATATTACCCAGGAATTTATTGAGGATTCCTACGACAATTTAATCTTATAAAATGTTTAAAATGTTTAATTCATAAAATATGGAGGTTGATGGCTCTGGTCGTTCGACGTTGATAAATTTCTTTCCTGGGGAGATCTTCAGGATTTTAAGCTAATTACTCGAAATGGTAATAAATAATATATATTGTGATATATATTATGTTAAATCTCTCTTTCTTTTATTTACGTGCATATTTTGTGTCAATATCTTGTCTTATCTCGTCTAAAGCAAGATAATACTCAGCGGGGTCAGGATTGTGTCCCTCATTGAGCTCAGAAAAGATATGATGTATAAGCTCCACGTATCTTATACAATCGCATCCAATATTATAATAACGGTTTCCGAGAGCCACGCCGCAAGATAGTGTGCGTTTGCGACAACATCTGTCACATTTATCCTTATAATGACACACACGCGACCATTCATTGATGTCAAATTCAATGTCGAAATGCTGGTTCTCCACCGCGTGCTGTAAATGTTCACGGAGAGTTGAAGTTGTACCGAAATCGCGAATCATCTCATGCAGAAATCCTAAAATATAAATTGGAGTTCCCCCGCGTTTTCTTTTATGCCCAACAAGAATTTTGCTCTCATCTAGATCTTCTTCTTCCTGAAAAATCTCGCCATAATCAAAGTCCACAGACGTATCATAATCAAAGTCCACAGACGTATCATAATCAAAGTCCACAGACGTATCATAATCAAAGTCCACAGACGTATCATAATCAAAGTCCACAGACGTATCATAATCAAAGTCCACAGACGTATCATAATCAGACTCACAGATATAGCTATCGTTGCTATTTTCTCTGTTGATTTCTCGCATAATAAAGCTATCTTGGCTATCTTCTTGCCATAAGGAGTCGAGAGAAAGTTCTTCTATCAAGGATCCTTCTTCAAATAGAGACTTTTCTTCACTTATACAAGATGAACTTAATTCGTCTTGAAGTTGCGAAGAAATATCGCTATAAATACTTGGATCGAATATTTCCTCGATGATTGTAGTACGTCTCATGATACGACGACGTTTGTTGCTGCGGTGGTCTGTCATTAATTAGGGCAATAATATAGTAATTATAGTAATGTTGAATTATTATTATAAAGTAGTGTTTATAATTTCATTTTTTAACATTACCAAAAATATTGGTTACACTTATTAACTTTTGGAAAAAATATAAATATAGATAAAATGGGAAAATCGCGTTGTTGTGAGTATGTACCATGTCCAATACCCGGACCTCCAGGAATGCCAGGTCCACGCGGACCAACAGGACCAAGTGGGTAGGATGGACAAATCGGTCCATCAGGAGCAACAGGATCTACAGGTCCTACAGGTATATTAGGTCCTACAGGGGCATTAGGTCCTACAGGATCATTAGGTCCTACAGGTTCTCAAGGTATTGCAGGCACGGCGACAATGACTGGAGCTACAGGTCCTACGGGAGCAACAGGAGCAACAGGACCAGCTGGATCAGCTACGAATACGGGAGCAACAGGAGCAACAGGACCAGCTGGATCAGCTACGAATACGGGAGCAACAGGACCTACTGGACCAACAGGAATGAAAGGTATGACCGGAGCTACTGGTCCTACTGGAGATACAGGTTCTACAGGATCTACAGGTCCAGCTGGATCAGCTACGAATACGGGAGCAACTGGAGCAACTGGACCAACAGGAATGAAAGGAATGACAGGAGCAACAGGACCTACTGGAGATACAGGTTCTACAGGAGCAACAGGACCAGCTGGATCAGCAACGAATACGGGAGCAACTGGAGCAACTGGACCAACAGGAATGAAAGGAATGACAGGAGCAACAGGACCTACTGGACCAACAGGAATGAAAGGAATGACAGGAGCAACAGGACCTACTGGTATGAAAGGTATGACTGGCGCTACTGGACCTGCAGCTAATACGCAGATTGGTGTTTACGGGTGGAATAGTGACAGCTCTATATCAGTGACAAATCCCACCGACCAGCCTAAATATTTACAAGCAAATGGAAATACTTTAGTCTTGAATGAGGCTGAATGGGTAGTACCGACAGATTGTATTGTTAGAAATCTTCAAGTGAGAAATACTGTTTCTGTTTCTGTTTTAAACATGGTAGAAATTGCAGTTTTAAGAAATGGTGCAACTACATCTTTACAAATTATTGGATATTCCGGAACTTCTGGTTCTAACACAACAGCTTCACAAATGTTTAGCGCAGGAGATCTTATATCACTTAGGATTCAAGCGTCTCGTCCAGGAGCAATGCAATCACTAGGGTTTACTAGTGCCGGGGTAAGTCTTCATTCAGTATAAATAATATTTCTAGACCATGAATATAACAATCATCAACATCATATCGTCAATTTATACATAAATAAATATACTTGAATATACACCAAATCTAAACAAAAATCCTGGATAACTTATTATGATAGAAAAAAATGAACAATTCTACACCCCTAACCTATGTCTTGAGTATTTTGCGTATGATATGGTATTGGAAGATTTTTAAGTTCATACACCATAACGCGGCTTTGAACATAATCTATTCAAATCTGAAAATATACGATTTTCATAGATAGAATCTTATAAATCTACCTCTATAGAGGTAGATTTATGCGTTTAGTAAAATTGTAGAATCTAAATTTTGTTCACATTCGTAGATATTTTGACAGAAATTTTTCTTCAAAATCTTTAACATCAACTTTAAATTTTCTTGAATTTTTGCATAAAAATTAAAATAAAAATTCAGGTAATTTCTAAATTGATACTTCATACCACTTTAAGGGTGGTTGTTGTCTAATCAAGAAAATATAAATTGGATGTTCATAAATTTATCTTAAAAATTTATCATACATTTATCTTAAAATTTTGTGAATTAAAAGAAATTTAGTAACATTTAACGGAAGAAATTTTTCAGGTAATTTATAGATATGTAAATTTGCATATCTCTTAGGGTCTTTTTCCTTTTCGTCAACCTAAAATATGTTTCTAAAATCGTAAATTTTATTCCATGACATACCTAAAGGGCATTATCTGCATGGTTTTTCGCGTAAAATTGAAAACGGTATTTTACACCACTTTTAGGGACCCCCAAAAACGCTAACCTAAAATAAGGGGTATGAGCCATTTAAAGCGTGGTTTCGTAAAAGTTAATAGTTGTAGTCAGATTGCACCACTTACATATACAAAATATACATTTTTCATCTATGAATTTCGAATTTTTACAAGTGCCGAATGGTATCTTTTAGGTCCCGTAATTATTTTGGAATGATTTAATAAATCATATCTATAAAGGTACTTTTTACCAATTTCTCAAGAATTGACAAGAATCACAAAAATCGGCAGTAAAACACCCTTTAAATGCATGTTTCAAAAATTCTTGATATGAATACAACAAATTCATATCTACAGTGGTATTATCTAAAAATTCGTACTTTGAAAAACCACTACGATCTAAAAATTTGTACTCGGAAAAATTACAAATGTTCGAAAAGTTATTTTTTTCTTAAATTTGTGTAAAATTTAAGAAATTATCTTTAAGGTTATTTTCGTTAACGGTTAAGGTACAGAAATTTGATAGCTGTTAGGGTATACTTTCTAAGTTTTGCTTTACAAAATATTAAGAGGATCAAGAGGAAAATTACAGATGTTCGAAAAGTTATATTTATTTTTTCCTTAAATTTGTGTAAAATTTAAGAAATTATCTTTAAGGTTATTTTTCGTTAACGGTTAAGGTACAGAAATTTGATAGCTGTTAGGGTATACTTTCTAAGTTTTGCTTTACAAAATATTAAGAGGATAAAGTTTTATCTTAAATTTAAGAAGTATAAATGCAAAAAATGTTCAAAAGCTATATTTATTTTTCTTAAATTTACACAAATTTAAGAAATTATCTTTAAGGTTATTTTTCGTTAACGGTTAAGGTACAGAAATTTGATAGCTGTTAGGGTATACTTTCTAAGTTTTGTTTTACAAAATATTAAGAGGATAAAGTTTTATCTTAAATTTAAGAAGTATAAATTTGTTAACTTTTTTTTTACAAAATTTACGCTAAAACTCCTCCACAAAAACTAGCCTCTAAATGGTGCTCAGAATAGGCAAACACCACTTAGGGGTGTATTTTTTACACAAAATATTGGGTCACGACTACACATCAAGATTTTTGGTTAAAATTTTTGTTCATATTGTAAATTTTTGTTCATATTGTAAATTTTTGAATACATTTTTTGGATATCCATCAAACACTCGATTCCTAGTAAATTGATAGCTTTAAGGTATATTTTCTATCGTTTTGCCTATATTAAAATCAAGGAATAAATAAATTTATAAAATTTATTTTAAATTTATCTTTAAGATATTTTTAATTGACATTAAATTTTACTAAAAATACAGGCTCTAAATAGCGATTAGCGATTCAAAACACCACTTAGGGGTGAATTTTGTATACAAAAATTTAAGTCATGACTACACATCAGGATTTTTGGATCAAAATTTTGTTCATATTGTAAATTTTTGGATATATTATGAATAATAGGCAAATATTGTCATTGTTAGATGAATTATAATTTTTTTTAATATAGCTTTGTCATATATCCAGTTCTGGCTTTCATATTATTATTTGGATTAGTTGTGTTAAATTTATAATATGCAAATAAGTATTTACTATCGGTGGTTCTAAAATCGGTGTTATTTAGAGTAATATTACGATCACCACGCCAAGATGTACTACCAGTATCACTATAACTAAAGTCCATATTACATATAGATTCAGCAACACCAGGCGACCCTTCTTTTCTTACAATTATGTCAGCTTCTATTTCAAAAGATTCATTTGAGCTTCCTGTAAGAGGAACTACCATTTGAGCTAATATATTACCTCCAGCAGGATTAGGATTCGGAGTACTTGGAAAATTACCATCAGCCTCAAGCGTTATAGTTAGAGTATCACCATTAACTGAACTAAAATCACCGGCAATTACGAGATGATATGCATCTCCTTGTGTAAGATTATCTAACACTAATGAACCATGATATAATGACGTTTCTGTATGGTCTAAGAGAAAGTTTTTATTTCCAGGAATTGCCGACGTGGAACTCTCATCAATAATAGAGAATTTACCAGTATTTTTGTTATCAACATATGCTTTTGTTGCGACTTGTTGTGGTAAAACTGGGTCATTTAATCCGTATATTTGTTTATCAGTTGTTGTACAAATATAAGCTAAATTATCAAAGCTATATGGTGTAACGTTTGTCCCTCCAAAGCTGATATTGCTATTAGCATCTGTAAATTTACTATTAGTCTCTACAAATATCCCAGTTGGAGCATCAATGGTAATATTACTTATTCCAATGCTTTGCTCTGTAAGTAATTCAGAATTATCTTTTATTATAATACCAGTAGTTGTCGCGGTCAAGTTAATTGTGCTATCTGTTAATATTACTTGACCCGATTGACATTCAATAGCAATATTTGCATTAACTGTTAAATTAATATTATCTACTCGCAAACTACTAAAATTATCTCTTAGATAAAATGCCTGTTGTGTAAATGTAATTGAAGACAAGTCTATAGTTGTATTTTTGAAGTCAATACTACTCAATTCTGTAGTAACAAATCGCTGAGCAGCCCCCTGAACTTGTATAGTATTGACATTTCCTGTACAATTTAGTGTTGCGCCTGATCCCATAATAATCATTTGACTCATTGCTGCATTTAATGAATTGAGAATTAGTGTTCCAGAAATAAATAACGTACTATTACCTGATATATTTACAATAGAACTACTATTACTTGTTAAAGTAGAACTATTATTAGAAATTACAATATTACTATTTTCAACAACATCAATACAATTAGTAGCGCCAGAATTAAAATCTACACGGTCCAGGACACCACTGGAGCCTACAAAAAACCACCGTGTATCTCCTATCGATGTTACTTGGGATAATATACATGTGCTATTTATTAAAGTATGACTATTACCAAATACTGTTCCCGAGAAATCACATCTATCAATAAAGACCTCACCCGATGCGCTTGTAAACCGTGAATCTACAAATGTGCAAAATTTATATTGTGATAAGGCAAATTGAGTATTTCTTAAAAGACAATCATTAAAAGAACAATTATTATATTGTGTTTCTCCATTTCTTATATTTTCAAAGAAGGTGTTACTTGTTCCATTAAAATTACAGTTATTGAATGTAATAACCGCTGATGATTCGCCGTGTAAAATTGATGCACCTGCAGGAATTTGAAATTCAATATCATTAATTATTACCGATGAATTTGGTGATGCTAATTGTAGGAATCCTGAATTATATGATATAATTGAACCAGCTTCACCATTTATAATTGCATTTTTGTTTGTTAATAAATAATTTGAATCACCGGCACTACCGAGAGAGCCTAAATTAAAAGTTCCAGCACCTAAATTAATAACCGCTTTAAAAACATTGTTTGCTTCTTGAAATGCCTTATTCAATGTAAGAAATGATGTTGCTGGAGTTAAACCATCATTTGAATCATTACCAGTGGTACTAACATAAAAGTTTGTTTCTTGTAATAATGTATTTTTTGTGGGACCAGTTGGTCCCACTGCTCCAGTTGGTCCTGTTTTACCTTTATATCCTCTTGGACCTCTACAACATTTTTTGCGAACGTACATTTATTATCAAAATGAAAAAATCTTATCGATAAGATTTTAAATTTTGTATTAGGTGATATTAAGATAATCTTTCAACCAAGGTATGTTTATTTCTTTTCCGTGTTTATCGACTATTATTGTGTTAAATAGTATTTTATAGGCGTAGGTAAGCTCAAAGCCATCAACATAAATTTCCTCTTTCACTTTACCTTTGCGATTGATGGTTAACCGTGCTATCGCACTAACTCTACATATTTTATCATCTATAGTTTGACAACGTAATTTAGTAATACAGCTGCGTTTGTGGGTTTTTACAGCCCATCCACGTTTATGTTGTTGACAAAATACGAGAATGACGGACATTTGTGTGTTGAAATCGTTCTTAAAATATCATTAGTAAAATTTAATGTGCCAATTAAAAATTCTTAGGAGATTTTCATATTATTATTTAAAATTTATCAAGCATCAAATTACAATATAAAAATGATTTTATATTTACTATCTCATTTCATCCTAAATGCTTACGTGCAACGAAAAGGGTGCTTTATCGCACGCAACAACGGGTGATTCTCGGGTGGACCTCTTCTACAAAACCGTTCGTGGATTGGAGAAGAGCAGACTTAGAATGTATCTCGAAGCATCCTGGAGACAAGATCCTTTGGATACACTCAAAATTATATTTTTTGTCCGGGACACACGTGGAAGGGGTAAAGGGGAGAAGAAGTTGTTCTATGACAGTATGGAGTGGTTGATGGATAAATCACCTTCCGTAGCTGAGGAGAACATGATCGATATTCCTTTTTACGGCTACTTCAAGGATTGGTTGGCATGTTTTTGTGGTACCGGCTTTGAGGATAAAATGTTAGATATGCTCAGCGCTCAACTCACTGAGGATTGGAAAACCATCGAAAAGAGTGGACGAGAGCTGAGTCTGGCTTGGAAGTGGACACCTTCTGAGAATAGCCACTTTGACAAAAAGTACAAAATCGTGAGTAAGTTGTGCAAGCGTATGTATATCAGCAAGAAGGATTACCGTCACCGATGTACTGTAGCCAGAAAGCTGTTGCATGTTGTGGAACAGCTCATGTGTGGTCAGAAATGGGAAGATATCAAATTCGAAACCGTTTCTAGCGTGGCTATGAATCGTTACAAGAAGAGTTTCTCCAAGCATTGTACCGAGAGGTGGTCTAAATATCTTGAAAGCGTGCAGAAGGGTGAAACCAAGATGAACGTGAGTCAATTGATGCCCAATGATATTGTGAAACAATATGTTTCTGGGTGGTCATGGCGGGGGTCCATTGAGGCTCAAGAAGATGTGGAAACTGCATGGACTGCTTACATGCGGTACGCCAGAGAAGAGGTGACTTGGAAAGACAACATTCTTGTCGTATTGGATGTCTCTGGGTCTATGTTCAGCTACGAAAGAGCTATGCCTATTCAAGTGGGTATTGCTCTTACTCTTCTCGCAGCAGGTTTGTGTGAGGGTAAGTTCAAGAACAAGTTCATTCCATTCTCAAGGACGGCGCGGTTTGTGAAGATCACCGGTTCCACGCTCGCTGAGCAAGTGAAATCTATTATCGATGTCTCTGAAGTTGCAAACACCAACTTCCAAGCTGTATTTGACTGCGTCTTGGATGCATATGAGCTATGGAATGTACCAAAGGATGAAGAGATTACTAAACTTCTTGTCATTACCGATGGACAGTGGGATACAATGACATCTTCCTCAAGTTGTACCCATTTCGAAGCAGCCATGTCTAAATTCAAGAAAGCAGGCAGAGATTTCCCACAGACATTGTATTGGAACGTTGCAAGCAGGACTTTGGACTTCCCTGCACCTGCCGAACAGCCTAATACTGCTCTCATGAGTGGTTATAGCGCGGATTTAATGAAACTCATTGTTGATGGAGAAGATTTGAGTCCGTTATCGATGCTGCTCAAAGCCATCGGTGATTCGCGCTACGATCGAATTACCTGTGAATCTCTTGAGACTTAATTTTAAAACTTTAAAGAAAAATCTCCGTATTTAATGACGGAGGACAACCCAAGTATGACAATACTTGTATCAGCAATTTACAAAATGTCAATAGGAATATTATGTACTGGTAAATAACCTGCACCTTTGGACGCAAAGTTATGGAGTTACCTTGCAGTACAAACGGAATACGAACGTGTTTCATACAGCACAAACCTTTATAATAATTAAAACTTACCTTAAGGCCCACCTGAATGGGTGGAGAGCTTATAGGAGAAAGAAATGTGAAAGCATTTCATACAGCACAAACCTTTATAATAATTAAAACTTACCTTAAGGCCCACCTGAATGGGTGGAGAGCTTATAGGAGAAAGAAATGTGAAAGCATTTCATACAGCACAAACCTTTATAATAATTAAAACTTACCTTAGCAATATTCAGGTTAAATTGCAACAAACAGGACAGGAAGGATATATACAGCAATTACACGCAGATATATTAAGAACTTAGTCAAAAACATATCCTGATCACAAAATTTTCCAATGATAGCTCAGTTGGTAGAGTATCGGATTGTAGTAGAGAATACAGACCTCCGAGGATTACAGGTTCGAATCCCGGACGTTGGATATAATAATTAAACTTGATTCATCACTTACAATTACATGTATTAGTAATAAATCATTAAAAATGATTTATTTTGTGAGATTTTCATATGAAAATTTCGTAAGGTCTATTTGTAGAAATTATCATAGATGTTATGGGTAGAATTGATATCGTAAGAATCGATAAAACTGAGACCCAAGAAAAAGAAATGGATCGCAAACTGAAGATATACACAGAAGAACGCTCATTGCGTTATTGGGATATTAACGCATATAATCAAATCGTTTTAACGAGAAAGGGTATCCTTATACTATGAGCACATTGACAAACGAGTATAATTTTGATCACATGTTTGAAGATTTACAAGAAATATGTTTAAGTCTTCAAGATATGGGGTGGGATCTATTTGGTGAGATAATTGTTTCTTTGATAGGTGGACCGTATGAGGTATCAACATATGGTAAAAATAAGGAATATTAAGACAAAAAAGAATTCATTGCCATTTCAAGAAAAAAAATGAAAATCATAATATGTTAATCCCAATAACATATTACATATTTTCGAGATGAATGATTGGTCAACTTTTTCCAAGTATGATTGTTACTTACCGATCTTTGCCCGTTGCGGCTCTTATGAGTCCATTTTTAGATATATATCTAGTTTAGATAAGGCAAAATGGAAAGGGAATGCTTTTGAAGCATTTGCTAAGTATTTTTTCTTATATGATGAAAGAGTGACCCATTTAGTAGACAAAGTATGGTATTGGGATGATTTTCCTGTCTACCTGAAGTATTTCTTCAAAGTTCCAATGGCAGATATGGGAATTGATTTGGTGGCAAGGACTACTGAAGGTAAATTTTGGTTTATTCAAGCAAAATTTCGTTCAAAGTACGAGAATATGGTACCTTGGAAAGAATTAGCTACTTTCGAAGCTCGTTCATTGATGACTAGAGATTTGCGTCCCAAGTTGATTGAAAGATGCATTCTTATCAGTACGAACTATGAGTGTCCTGAACATTATCTAACTCATGGTTGTTTCTCTACTTTCCTATACGATGACATCGTTCAAAGTCGTAATACATTGCTCTTTCTGCAAAGCCGGAAAGACACCTTACCTCCACCAGGTATAATTTCTTTACCGAATACTAAAACTCCAAGACCTTATCAAAAACAAATCATTGACAAAGCCATTGAGTTTTTCCAACAACATCAAAGAGGGAAAATAATTCTTCCTTGTGGGGCTGGAAAGACCAATACCTCGGTTTGGATTATCAAAGAATATGTTGATCGCATATACGATCCTTTTATTTTGATCGTTTTACCTCGACTAGATTTAGTGGGACAATATATGCACACATTCCTGGCAGAATATCCTATTTGGGGATATGTTCCTTTTGCAGAGGAAGGATCTTCCACTTCTCCAAAACCTTGTGAGGGCGAATTATGGAAGACATTTGTGATAGCGAGCGATGTTGATATTTCAGATATTAGAGCCAATGATCAAGGTCGTTACTTTGAAATTTCATTAAAGGAAACTGAATGGGATAGCTATTTTGTTCGTTCAGGTCCCAAAGCGGTCTTTGTCACTTTGCAGTCCGTCCCGAAATTCCATCTTTATCTCAAGAAGAGAGGATTCTCCCCCGATTTCACCGTTGTTGATGAAGCTCATCTGACAGCAGGGTCAAAGAATAAAGCCATTGGTCCAGTTCTCGATCCTAAATCATCGAGCTTGACCAAAATTCTCTTTCTCACAGCCACTGAGAAAATAATTCACGTTGAAGAAGGAGATGATAAAGAGGAAATTCTCCAGACAGTGAACTGCATGAGTGATCCGGAGATTTATGGAAACAGTATTGCGAATATCAACTTTCGTCAGTTATTTGTGATAGGATTACAAGAGGATGGACTTTCTAAGTATTTGGTTGATTATAAGATACAATTATACTTGGGGGTAGAAGAAGATTATCAACCCTCCCGTTATGTGATGACATCTACAGCTGAACCTGGAGAAAAGAAAAATACCCTTCAGTCTCATCTGGTAGCATTAAGTATGCTCAGTAAAGCATACGGAGACAAAAAAGTCACACATACTCTGGCTTATTGCAACCGGGTCGAAGATGCCAAATTGTTATGTCGAATTGCTGTTGATACTAGGGGTCTATTTCCAGGAGTGAAAGTCTATTTCGTTCATGGAGGGCAAAAAGTATCTAAACGGAAACGTATTCTTAAGGAGTACCAAGAAGCCAAAAAGGCACTTATTTTTAACGCCCAACTTTTGAGATTTGGCAACGATCTTCCAATTACCAATGGTATCGCCTTTTGTTCTGAAGTGACCAGCGTAATTGATATTGTGCAGATGATAATGAGAGCTTGCCGTCCTTATAAAGACAAGAAATTCTTTCACATACTTGTTCCCTTCATCTGCCAACATCCAGAAGAGTTTTTCGAAAATTCCAAATCATTTAACATCGTACGTCAAGTTCTAACGGCTTTGTCGGAAGTGGACTTTGACATGAAAGAAGAATGGTTAGCGGTTCTTCAAGGTGTATGGAAAAGTAAATATCGACAAACTTCTCGTCTCCAAATTGTCAGCGAAAAAATCTTAGAGGAAGACAATTTGATGAAATGGCTAACATTTTTCGAAATGGCATGCATTTCGGGTAATACTCTTCGCAATTTTCAATGGCTGAAAAAGTTCAACCTTTTGAAAGAATATATACAAAAATATGAAAAATGCCCACCCAAAAGAACGACTCATTATTGCAAAGAAAAGATAGGTAGATGGGTTTGGGATCAAAGAAAATTGTACTCAAAAGGAAAGTTAACTGAGGAAAAGATTCATAGGTTGGAATCTTTGGGAAGTATATGGTCTTGGCATAATCCTCCAAGAGAATTACTGAAATATGAAGAGATGATCGTCGATAAATGCCATCCTTATATTAGCAAAAATGATCAAACGAATATCATCCGTCTAAAGCAAGATAAGTATGATATTTGTGTTCAAATAATTCGTAAAAAGAGACCAGACCTTATGCAGCTTTGCGTTAAACCATTCAATGATGGTAAAAATATTCGATGGCGTTCCCCCGGAAATGTTCGTGCGACCAAAAATTCACAGCCTCCAGAAATTGTAGAAATCATTGAAAAAGAAATTTCTACTAAGAAACTATTCGACGGAAAAATTCCCCCCTTCTTTAAACAGAAGTGTACTAGAGAAGAATGGATGGCAGTTAAGTGCGAATTCAAGGAACAAAGGATAGATTGCCCGAGCACAATGGCGAGAGATTTATATGCCGCCAAAGGGTGTCATTACATACAGATAGAAGGAAAAGGACTTTATCACCTCGGGACGGATTTACTTAAGCTAGGAGTACCTGAATTTTGTTGTCCTCAAAGATTTAGAGTTCGAATTAAAAGCCATGGAACCAAAGAAGGATATATGCATTTATCTGTGACTGTTGCTATCCAATTAAGCAACTATAAACGAATTGAACCCAGTTGTTTTACTTTAGATGGAAATGGAATATTCCCGCCGTTGTAATATCAATAAACCCGTATTTACATTTACAAATGTAAATACATTTATTTACTCAAAATCACGATTTCTGAAGATTTCTTGGTTTTATTCATCCCGTATTTCCAGTCCACTTCCAAAATAGTATATCCATCATATAATTCTCGGATATAATCGCAATCATTGTACGTCATCATTCAATCGACGTCTTTGAGTGATTTTAGCTGTTCATATAATCCTTGATGATCAAAATTTTCGTGCAAATCTCCTTTGTTGCCGTACAATTTGGAACCCTTTTCTAGATAATAAGGTGTCCCTATGCAGAAATTTCAGATGACTGTCTTTACCGATGGCAAGCCGGTTTTAAGCACTTACCAGTCTATTTTATCCGATACGCCGATTAAAGCTAGCCTTAAGCGATTCGAGGCTACATTCACTCTTATGTAAGTTATTATCAATAATAAATCTTTTCTTTCATAAAGATTTATTCATACATCCAATTTCTAGGGCTAATAACATTTCTATGGTTTATAGATCTGGAATCCGCTGAGCATAATCTCTACCTGTAAGGTTGTATCTATTCCTGATAGTATCTATATCTGCGCCGGCGTCTAAAAGTGTTTTTACTGTTTCGGTATGTCCCCTCTTACCGGCAAACATCAAAGCTGTGTAACCATCTGTTTCTACAGCATCTAACGTAGCATTAGCAGCTAAAAGCAATTTTATTATTTCAACGTGTCCTTTCTTGGAGGCTTCTATGAGAGCTGTGGCGTCTTCCCATTCGTCTAGAGCATCTGGGTTCACACAATCTTCCAATAGTTTTCGCACTTGGTCCACATCTCCTCGTATACAACGTCCAAAAGTTCAAGTTCTTTCAATCTCATTCTCGCTCGACTCGCTTCGTCTTCAGTCCAGTCTTCAGTTGTCTCCATGTCAATATTCAAGTTAATTTCAGTGTTCATTCGGTGCATTTGGTAAAAAAATATAAAAAAAAACAATTTTTACTATATGTATCTTTGAATGTTCGTATGGATTAAGAATTAAAGGGGTATCTTGTATTTGTTATTAACTCTTCATATTCATCAGACTTCATAAATCTATGTCAGTCATATTACACAATTTCACTCCCTCTCTTTTTGTTGTCTTTTCTTTTGGGGTTTCTTATCGTAGGTTATATATAATTATAATCATTTAAACAATTGATTATCGAATATATATACGATTTATAAGGAAATGGAAGAGCATCCACGTGAGATATCTCGCTATAATCAAATTATTAGTCAATCTGGGGGAATTCCTACAACAGTTCAAAGATGGCAATTTCTTGAAAATTTTCAAGAAAAGGCTGATAAAATAGGTGAATCACCCATATCTCCACGCGTTCGATCTAATACATCACCAAGGCTGATTATTCCAAAAAACTGGTTTAAGGAAAAGAAGAAACCCAATAAAGATCTACCATAAAACGGTTAACAAGTTGTATATGAACATATTATATACAACATTTATTATCACACTATTATTATTACACTATTATTATTACACTATTATTATTACACTATTATTATTACACTATTATTATTACACTATTATTATTACACTATTATTATCACACTATTATTATCACACTATTATTATCACACTATTATTATCACGCTATTATGAAGAACCTCGCTAGTATACAAATTTATTTTTGAGTATCAAAGCATAGATTCTCTAACACAACATTTAAATCAATATGAATGATTAGCAATATAGTATTGTTTGATGCTGAATATTTTTTCCTTGCTTTTCGTCTTGAACAAATACTTTCTTTGTATTGACATTGAGTTACCCAATTTAGAAAATGACATTTTCGATTACATTCTAAGCTTTTCTTGCAGAACTTTGATTTGCAAGTGCGACATTTCTTATGACATTCACACTTAAAATATTCTCCGAGTGTTATCAATTCCACATTAACAACGCTTTCATAAGTTTCCAATTCCTCTACAAGTTTGTTTATCAAAGAACGGTATAGATCCGTCCCATATTTCAGGTATTTACAATGTTGTCTAGCATTATAAACTAATATGGGGATTCCGCATAATATATGATATTAGAATTCATTTTTTAGATGACGTTTAACATTCTTATAATCGATTTGAACTAATTTCTCCACCTCCAATATCATTTTATGATGTAATGATATATATTATATATATATATATATATATATATCTAGGATGCGAAGGATAAACACTTATTATTTTGGATTTAACTATATCAAACTTTGAATAGGTATAGATATGTAATAATTAGAATAATTCTATAATTAATCTGGATCTGCATTATATGCAGATCCCCATGCATAAAGTAAATAGATAATTACTGCTGCAATAAATGCCGCAATTATAATAATTGCCACAATCTCTGTGGTATTAAGACCTTTATCATCAGGTCCTATAGTTCCTGTACGAGATTCACAAAAATATCCGTTGGGTCCAAGCGTACATACACCTCCAACTAAATCGAAAGCTGTAACCGTAGGGCATGTACTTTTACAATCTCCGTTACAAGGAGCTTCTGTAGTTTTACAATAATTATAAAAACACCTATCTTTACAATCATCTTCTTGTGTAAATCCATATTTACACACTTTAGTACAATCAAGCCCATCCCTACTTCTGCAAGTACCAGAACAACAATATTTGCCCTTAGAATCGCTACTTTGGGGCAATGTACATCCAATAGAACACAGCGCTCCTAATCCACCATCTGGATTAGCTGCACAATCTGCACATCCTCCTCCCATACTTACTCCAAGATTGCTGGTAAAATACTTAGTAGGGATAATATAATATTCTTGAGGCTTTTCAGTAGATAAGAAAACTCCGTAATTAGGATTTAATGAGGTACCTAATCCGAAAGGGAAGAATTCTTCTGCTACAGCAATATTAGTGAAGCATCTCCCACCGATAAAGGCGTTCATACGGTACGGAATGTTAGATAAGGCTAATACAAAATGTGCATTTGGATCAGAGGGAGGTAGATTCTCTGGTAATGTCAGTGGGAACCAAGATCGCTCTCCATTCACTGCAATTAGTTGTATAGGCACAGGTGCTCCAGGAGAAAGATAACGAGTGCTCTTGGTAGCTTTATTGTCTACACATAGCTGTTCATTTAACCTTGTTCTCCAAGAACTACACGGTCGATAATTCGTTACTGATAACCCGGGAGCCTCAAGAACCTTTTGTACAGGAGTTAAACCTTTACAATTACTACATCTACTTTGTACTTCTTTACCGTTAGTTAAAGTAAAGAAAACTAACGGATTGTTATTTCCACTTGGATCATTAAAGCTAGGGTTACTTGGATCGTTAGCAAGAAAATTAATCTGAAATCTAGGGATACTATCTAGCAACATTGTGCTATCTCTACCACGAATCGCTTCGGTGCTGTCTTGACTAATAAAAGCAGTTCCAAAAATTAGACCTTCTTCTTCCTTCGCGCCTAGGTAACCCAATGATCCATCAGGATTTACAACACCAATGATCACTTCATCACCTTCCAATATCGGTCCAATAACTTGTGTGGAACTCGGTTTACAATTTTTATTGGACATCCTTTTTAGGAGCAAGAATAAGATTTGCAAACTCTATTTACAAATCTTATGCATAAAGCAACATTATTTACTTTTCGTGGATGATGACTTTTTACTTTTATCAGATTTTGAGTAGAGAAAGAATACAAATACGAGAATACCAACAACTGTGATCCCTACTACAATAGCGATAACAATCAAAATATCTTCTTTCTTTTTAGGTATCACTTGTTTTTCACACCGTCCCTTCACACAGCTTTGATCGCATTCAAACAACCCATTTGGGCAACAATCCTGATCTAAAAAGCAAGCTGTTCCACTACTATTTCCATTACCACCTGTACATGAATATGTACCTCCCGATTTGTTGGGAGTAAACACACATACAGCATTATCAGAACAAGCGGATTGACATGTTCCATTGCATCTGGTGGGTCTGAGACAATATTCATATCGGAATCCAATTTTACATTCTTTATCAGTACTAAATCCAAGGATAGGTTCTTTACCACATGGACCGACGCCTTGTTGTTTTCCGCAGGCAAGAAATTTCTTTTGGTTTGTTTCTATAGATTGTGCAGCACAAGCAACAGCGCATAAACTAGATAAAGGACTTGTTACTATGCGACTTTTTCCATTATCACAATCTGTATACCACGTTGTGGGTACAAGAAAGATAGTAGAAATGGGCACGACAACATTATCCTCTATAAAGAACGCATTTACACGGCTTCCATCTTCTGCTGCAATGAAATAATTGATAAAACTCAGAGCTACAGGTCCTACGGGACCTGTAATCCATGAAGAGTATATGGATTGGTTCAATAAGAATCTTTCTGATGATACACCCTCAACAAGAATTCTCTTGCCATCTTTATCTTGTAACCCTAGAATATTACCATTATTTGCGTTGATAAATTGTGTTGTTACTTGACCACTAACGGTGTTTATTGAGGCTTCTATTTTATATTCACGCAGTTTAGATAAATTAACGACATCACCATTTCTTTCGATAGATGTAGTAGGGTAAACTACATTGTCCATAGTACCACCATTTTGTCCTCCAAATAAAAAAGCACTAGGATCTTCAGAAATGAGATCTTCAGGTGTTAACCAGCCTAAATATATAGTATCTGAGTTTTTTATTGGACCAAGGATACCTGCAGTTTTTGAGTTTATCAACTCACGATTGCTCATTTTATTAGTGGATTTGAATAAAATGAGAGAGATTTATTTAGGAAATTGAAATTATACAGATTTTATTTTGGATTCGATGATTTTTTTCTTGAGTTTCTTTTTGTAATAGTTCTTCTTATTTGTTAAATTGATCTCTTCTTTGGTCTGTAACATATGTTCTATATCTTTTCTTGATAGCCATTTTTTTGTAGAAAATGGTGTAACAATAACAGAATTATTTTTCAAACTTACCTTATATTTCGTATAACAGAAGAACCAACCGCTTTCTTCTTTCAGATCCATTTGTAGTATATAATTCTTGCATTTAAAGGTTTTTTTACATATTTTTTTTTAAAAAATATGTATAAATTATTAATTAATGGAAATAAATATTTCCGATAATTAATAAACTAACTTAGGATGTATGAAGTTCGAGTATGTCATTACTATCTTCTTGCTTTTCCTCATAGTGATTCTTTTGGTGATAGATATCACTATAAGAGTGGGTAATATTCATCTACCACAAGCTCAGTCTCAGTACACTATATATGCCTCTAACCTAAAGATAAATAATGGTAACATCAAGAAAACTAAGAAAACAGATAAATTTTATCAGTCACAAGATATTATGGTAAAGAACAATGAGCCCATACCTCTACAATACTATAGGGGCAAATCATTTATTAGGGATGATAATATATACATATATACAGGGGATAGTCGGTTGTGTTTATTTAGAGTATCTCTAAAATACAAAAATGTAAATAAGGAATTGCCTTATGGTATCGTAAAGTTCCACATCAAGGTCAACGGAGAAATCGTTGCTTCTAAGAAATATGGTTATAACAGTCTAAATAACATCGAGGACACGTTTACGTTGGATTTAGATACAGATGATGTAATAGGGTTCTACATAGAATCTCTAGAATGCGATAAATATATCTTAAAGAAACATTCAGTTATAACTTGTTCAGATATAAAATTCTAAAGAATTTATAAAAATTTTATTAAAATTTTTATATAAAATGCCTATTTCATTGAATAAAAATGAGGATAAAATGCAGAGTAATTATTTTTGTGTAGAAACATATTTTACATATCTACATTTAGGAAATAAAGCAAATGAATCATACCACACCATTCGAAAAGATCAATTGGACGAACATATACAAGTGCTACAAAATGCTATAGATGCAGAAGTGACACGTTCCACATCCAGAGATTCTGAACTGGAAGCAAAAATAGAAACAGATGTTGCCTCTGCTGTAGCTTCAATTGTAGATATGGCTCCGGACGCGTTGAATACTCTTAACGAAATAGCAGCAGCCTTAGGTGACGATTCAAACGTCGCTGCTAATCTCAATTCGGAAATATCTAATATTCTAAACAGACAAGCTAGTGATAAACTAGAACTTGAAAGTAAAATCGATGAAGAAAGGGCACGGGCTGAAGCAGCTGAAGCGGCTCTCAACAATTCCTTAGCCACTGAAACATCTACACGAATTTCAGATATAGCTACCCTTCGAAGTGAAATCGAAGCTGCAGATATGAATATCTGTGATGGCATTAAAAATGCCAAAGCTCATTCCGAAGCATCAGAAGCGGATTTCGAAACTCGTTTGAATTCAGAAATTTCCCGGAGAATAGCTGATGATTCTTCACTTCGTAGTGATATGGAAGTTTTAGATACTCAACTTCAATCCAATTTGGATGCTGAAACAACACGAGCTCTCACTGCCGAATCCGAAATTTCTAATGCTCTAAGTGCGGAAACTGCTAATCGAATTGCAGGTATATCCACAATCCGATCTGAGTTCAACATTGCTGACAATACATTGTCAGCTAGAATAGATGCTGAGAAACATCGCGCAGAAAATAAAAAATCCAATCTACAAAGTCAAATCACTATAGAAACCAGCACTAGAGCTGCGGTGGATGCGGCTCATGAAGCTCGTATGTCTGAAGAAGAATCTACTCGCAGAACAGCAGACGAAAATTTAGAAAATCAGATCATGGATGAAACCCTTCGAGCTACGACTGCCGAAGCGAATATACAAATAGCGTTGGATAGTGAAATCTCTGAAAGAACACAAGAGGTCCTGAGAATTGAAAACAAAGAAGATCAAAATCGTTTGGACATTTTGCAGGCTTTAAGTGATGAATCGGACGCCAGATTTGCAAAAGATAGTCTTTTAGAAAGTGAAATTGCAAATGAAACCCGTGAAAGAATTTTAGCTGTAAATGCCTTGGAAAGCGACAAGCTAGACCGGGTTAGCGGTGTAGGTGAAGGAATACACGACTTTGAACAGGTAACTATTCGCGGTGTCGGTGTTGAAGAAACAGTGTACGTAACTTTTGGTAAATGGAGAATAGCCACGTCTGATGGAAAGGATTTGTTGTTTCAATACAATGAAAGCGATACAGAATTTTTTTCATGGAAAACCGCTGTTCCGTTTATTATTTGTTCTGGAGAACAAGCATCTATAGCTGCTTCAGGTCCCGATGCTATCTTAACACACAATTATGAACTAAGAAGTCATTTTGATACTAAATTAGACGATTCCGGTGCTACTTTTAGAAGACATATTGCTACCAATTTGGAAGGAAATGTCCTCGTTGTTGGTGGTCCTTATCAAGATAATACATCTGAAGATAGAGGTGAAGCGTATATATTTACTTATGATTCGTTTACTAATACATGGTTATCTGTAGAATTGTTGCCTAGTTCAAATGATACTGCTCGGTTTGGTTACAGTGTAGATATCAACGATGCTGGTACAAGAATTGTTATCGGCGCACCTCACCACGATATCCAAAAAGGTAGAGCCTATGTCTTTGATTATGATGGAACTAATTGGAATGAAACGGCTATCCTAGAATCAGACCCTATTACTATCGGAGACAATCTTAGTTATAGAGTTTCTATGAGTGGAGATGGTAATCGAATCGCAGCTTCCGCAACCGGTTATGATATTGTAGGTGATGGTCCTCTCAATTCACATAATGATGTCGGCGCAACTTATGTCTTTGATTATGACGGTTCTGCGTGGTCTCAAACCGCTAAATTACTTACCGACGATCCAATTCATAATGAAGTTGTTGGTACTGAAATGAAAATGAGCAAAGATGGTACTACTATTGTAGCCGGTTCTTATTATAGTAGGGTAGACAATACCCCATTTGCCGGTGCTGCTTATGTATTCAAAGAAGTATCTGGTGTATGGAGTCAAAGCACGAAGCTTTACGATTCTACACCTAGACCTTTAGATTTCTATAGTTTTACTGCAGATATTACTCGTGATGGTAATAAAATTGTTGTTGGTGTATTTGGTGATGATTTAACTGAAATTACGGGACATTCCGGAACTCGTTCTGATTATGGTAGTCTATTTATCTATAATTATGACGGTAGTGTATGGGTGGAAGAAGATAAAATTGATGCTTCTGATAAATTTGATTATACTCGATTGCAATTTGGCGGTAGCGTTTCTATAAATGATAATGGCAATGTTATTGCTGTCGGTGCTATTGTGGTAGATGGCGAGCCTTATTATAATGGGGGTACATATATCTACAAAAAGATAGATGGTGTTTGGACTGAAAAACAAAAAATAGTTACCGATACGCCCGATAAAGGAGCATATGATGCTTTCTTTAGTTATGACTTGGCGTTTAACGGTTCTGGTTCAAAATTATTTATTACTGCTATCATGAGTAGTAGTGTTGGGACGTTCGACAGAATTTTTAACTATAATTTAGCATAAATAGTGTAATCCATATTATAAATCTAAAATATCGAAAATTTTTAAAAATTTTCGATAAAAAATTTTAAAAAAATTTTCGATAAAAATTTTCTTTGTGAATTAAAATGCCCCCCGTACCCGCATCATATTTGGACTCTGCTAGAACTTTTAACGTGAAATCTTATTTCACTAGCGTACATTTGGGAGAACAAGCCAGTGAATTCGACCATGCCGTCCGTAAGGATCAATTGGATCAACATTTGGCGACTCTCCAGGCGGCAATTGACGCCGAAGTCTCTCGTTCTGTTGCTAAGGACGATGAACTTGAAGCTAAAATTAATACTGACGTTGCGGCAGCAGTTGCTAGTATCGTTGATGCTGCTCCCGAAGCCTTGAACACTCTCAACGAAATTGCTGCTGCTCTTGGAGACGACTCTGACATCGCAGCCAACCTTACGGCCCAGATCAGCGATATTTCTGCAGCTCAGGCTGCGGACAAGGCAGAACTAGAAGGTAAAATTGCGGATGAGAAGGCTCGCGCTGAAGCCGCTGAATCTGTACTCACCGATGCTGTTAATGCTGAGGAAACCGCCCGCCAAACAGATGTTGCTGCTGTTCGAAGTGAATTCGCGGAGGCCGACTCTGCTCTGCAGAGCGCTTTGGATGCCGAAATTTCTCGCTCCCTGGCTAAGGATGCGGACCTAGATGCCGCTTTGGCTGCTGAGGTCAGTGCTCGTGAGGCAGGTGATTCTTCTATCCGTAGTGATATGGAAGTTGCAGACACCCAGCTTCAATCCAATATTGACTCCGAGAGGGCACGCGCTCAAACAGCTGAGGCTAACCTAGCCTCAGCTTTGGTTGATGAAACCAGTGCCCGCGAAGCGGATGTTGCTGCCGTTCGAGATGAATTTGCGTATGCCGACTCTGCGTTGGATAGCAAACTTGATACTGAGATTGCGCGTGCTTCTGCCGCTGAGGCTGATCTTCAAGGTCAAATCACCATTGAAGCGAATACTAGAGCTGCTGCTGATGCTGCTCACGAGACTCGCATGACTGAGGAAGAGAACGCTCGTAGATCTGCAGATGCTAGTTTGGATAATAAAATTTCTGTCGAGCGCGACCGTGCTCTAGCTGCCGAAAGTGACCTCGATTCTAAAATCAATGACGAAGTGACAGCGCGTGTGAATGAAATCACTCGTGTGGAGAGTGTGGTTGAAGCGAATAAACTGGAAGCCTCTAAAGCTCTCGCTGACGAAGCGGCAGCTAGGCTTGCCAAGGATCTAGCCATCGATGCTGCTCTCGATCGGGAGCGTCTCGAACGTGAATTGGCTGTGAGCGACCTTCAAAATGACAAACTTGACCGTGTTAACGGTACTGGTGAAGGTCTTCACAGTTTCGAGGAAGTCAAGATTCGCGGAAGTTTGGTTGATGGAAACGATGTTTACCTTACTTTCGGACGTTGGCGAATTAAGGGTGCTTCGGACGGAAGTCACCTGATTTTCCAATACGAAAACGATGAAGGAACTTGGCAGAATGCTGTTCCTTTCATTACTTGCTAAATATAAAAGCAATTACATAATCATATATAAATTTATTTATATATTACGTTGGATCAATCTAATCTAGATATAAAACATGTTTACATTAAACGACAATAGTATACCTTATCCTAAACCCCGGTTGTGATAGATAGCACTAGAATATCTGTTATCTGGTTTAATAATTTGGTGTTAAGAATAGAATTGACAATATTATCCTTAATATAATTTACAACTTGTATTAATACCTTTAATAACCAAAATAGCGGTCTACTGATGTCATATTTTCAATGCCATCATCAGTAATGATAATATTGCATTCGATTCGAACACCACCAATTGAAAAGTATTCGGCTACTTTATCGAAATCGACAAATTTGGCACGGGGGCTTCTTTTCAATTTATTCATGATGTCTTGATTGAAATATATCCCGGGTTCCACGGCTAATGTCATACCGGGTTTCAATAAACTGTAGTCCGAATAAAGATCACCAACATCATGAACATCTAAACCTATGAAATGAGATAACCCGTGAGGCATGAAGTTAAAATAAATCCTATTTTTTATTAAATCTTCAATACTTCCTTTTACAAATCCTAATCTTAAGAGTTTATTCGTTAAAAATATATTGGATTCTTGATCGATATTTGTCCATAAAAGACCCGGTTTTATTTTTCTTAAAATATAATTGAGAGTATCCAAAACTGTAGAGTATATTATTTTTTGTTTTGCATTAAATGTACCATTCACGGGGAGTGTTTGAGTAATGTCAGAAGTATAACCACAATAATCAGCACCCATATCAATAAGAGCCAACTCCCCCGTTCTCATAATTTTATCGTTTGATACGTAATGTAATATACTTGCATTTTTACCACTAGCACAAATACCCATATAAGCAGGGTTTCGGCAGCCCCCGTGAAAATAGATATGATGGTTGAATGTACTTTCTATTTGTCCTTCAGTCAACCCAGGGCGAATTATTTTTTGTATTTCAGTATGTGCTGCACTGGCTATTTGATTGACTTTTCTTAAGATATCCAATTCGTACAACGATTTAATAACACGACAATGCGTTAAAGCCTTTTGTAATTTTACATTATCCACGTGAGCCTTAGTTTCTTTGATAAAAGAGGAATCTAGTACATATATTTTTTTCGTTTGACTTTTAAGTCTGAAGTCAAACGTTTTCTTATATAACAAAGAATCGATGTTGAACTTATTTTTTAATTGTACAATTGTACTAAAGTCGTGACCATGAACAATTTTATGATCAATTGTATTTAATTGATCTGGAACGATTATACTAGTTTCGCGCGTGTTCAAATCAATCATTCCATAACAATCTGGATAATTTATACCAAATAAATATCTGAAATTGCTTTCTTGTTCGAAATTATATTCTCTATCTGTATTGTATTTTACCACAGATGTACCTCCTTTCAATACTATTACAGCGTCCTCTTTCGTAAACAAAGATAACAATTTCTCCCTATTCAATATGAGTAATTCTTTAGGGAGCGATCTTTCTGCTGGCATTTACTTTTATATAAAAGTAAATATCATCAAAACTGTATCTTGTCATATTTATATCGTCTCATTTATAGTGTTATTTGTTTTAGAATTCGAGATTCTAAAACAAAAGATTCTAGACCTATAAGATAAATTTAGTAAATAAATTTGTTATTATTTTGTGTGATCTAAAAGCAATGCCATGTAAATTTTTACATGTCCTAAATTACTGACTAGATATTTTACTTCGAATGGTGCCTTTTTATCTTGAAGCAGCTGACATAACATATATTTTGGTGGATCTGAGGCAACACAATTCATTATATCTCTAAAATGTCTTAGATCCATGATCGCATGAGCCTCTTTGTTTATCAATACATTCATCACTTTCTTTGGTTTCTCGAACTTTTTACCTGTTATTTTACCAGAATCACAATTTAATTTAGGTTTAGGATTGTGAGATATCGGAAGTTCTATTTCGATACCAATCTCCTCAAAGATTTCTAAATGTTCATCACTAACATTATCTATCATATCTTTACTGCTTTTGGAAACTAAATAAATAGCTTTAGATTTGAAGCTAAATGTAAAATAATTACATACCATAGAAAATAACTCAGTAATACGTTGTATTTCATCAGTAAGAATATAACATCTGCTAGCTACCTTTTGTTTGTCAGGTATTAAGAATAAATCTAATGTTGTTTCAGGTTGCTGAACAGAAACTCGGATATCCCTATCCCGAGGGCTTTTATTATTGATAATAATGTAAAGAGGAGAATTGTCTTTTTCGTGATCACAACCAAGGGATATAGTTGCGTTATCTCCTACGAAATCAATAAGTTGTTGCAATACACGGGTTTTCACGCAACGCGCTATAGTTTCCGGGGGTGAATCAAAGCTCACTACTAGTTCCATATCTAATCTAACAAAAATCATCGAAACGAAATGTTTATTAGCTTGTATTTCCACACCATCGGGTTGAAAGCCAAAAAGTAAAGTATCACCCCACCCCTCCATTATTTTTAGCAATTTCCTAAACACAATTAATGGAAATTCAACGTGCATTTAGAACAATAATCCAAAATCAAAAAATCAAAATAAGCATGTATTATCATGATAATACATGCTTATTCCTTAAGGATAATCTTTTGTAATGACTAAATAATGATTTTTTTAAAGATATTTTGGGTTTAAGAAAGATACCCTTAACATTTTACAATGACATCTGACCGTAGAGCGATGATAGATTTAAAGGATCCCGCTCGTAGAGCGATGATATCAAAGTTAAATAAAGGTTCTGTGTGTGTTCGGGATTATCAGACAGAACATTGTTTGAATCTGATACAAATTTTGAAGAAGCATCGAGGATATTTGGACACTAGCAAGATGGGACTTGGAAAGACTTACATTACCATCGCTGTAGCAATGTATTATGATTCCCCTCTTTTGGTTATAGGACCTAAAGGGGCTGAAGCCGTGTGGAGGTCAGCTGTCAAGGAAACTGGCGCGAAAATGGTGAAATTTATCACCAAAGATGCACTTCGCTCGCGCAAAGGTTATCAGCCTAAGCATGGATATTTAGTTCGAGATGATTCTGGACGTGGTACTGTGTTTACAGTAACTAAGAAGTTCTCAAACTTTTTAAATGGTGGTGGCTTTATAGTTATTGATGAATGCCAAGCTATTAGAAATAGCACTTCAGATCAGCACAAAGCTGCCAAAGCTCTTATCAATCATTTAGTATATGAGGGTGGAACATCCAGATTCGCTCTTCTTTCTGCTTCGCCCCTAACTGAAGTGTCTCAAATCATCAGCTTTCTTCGAACTATCGGATATATTCGATCTAAGAAATTGTACACAAAAGATCGTAGTGGATCTATAGTTCTGAAGGGCTTGGAAGAGCTAATTACCGTGTGTAAAAGTATGAATGCACCAAGGACCGAGAAGATCGTGGAATCTGTGAGGTACTATAATGCTAGGACTACTAAGGAATTAGTACGCGATCTTTTTAGTGGTGTAGTTAAACACTATATTTCAAGCGCAGTCGTTCCCCCCAAGATCAATATCCGTGTAGATCAGAAAAATGGATATTACAAAATCAACAAAGCCAACCGAAAAGCATTCTTAGACTCTCTAAAGGATATGGAAGTTGTAGCTCGCTATGAACGAGGAACTTCATCGGGGACGAATGGAGCTTTTTCTCGGGCTTTTATCGTTAAAAACAATATTATTACTCAACGCCGGAAAACAGAATTGCTCAAAGCTCCTATTTTTTCCCGATTAGCTAGGACCACATTGATGGAGCAAAGCACCAGTAAAGTGATTATTGCAGTTCACTATCTAGATACTTTAGATACACTTAAGGAGTCGCTGAAGGAGTTCAACCCGATTGTCCTTCAAGGATCTGTGAAGGGCAAGGATACAAAAACCGGCGAGGAGAGGCGAGATATGTTGGTGCGGGAATTCCAGACCAACCCTAAGCGCAGACTGATAATTGCTATTGTAAAAGTCATCGCAGTTAGCATTTCTTTACATGATACCATAGGCAATGAGCCGAGATTTATGTATCTTTCACCATCTTATGAATTGTTACAGATGTATCAAGCAACTGGGCGTATCGTTCGTGATGGAAAGGAAACTAAGAGCGATGCTACCATACGTTTTGTCTATGTAAAGGATGGTGAACTAGAAATGGAGATATATGACGCTTTAACACGGAAATCTAAGACCCTTAAAGATTCTTTGGTTCGTGCAGATGATATCATACTGCCTGGAGATTATGAAGACTATAAAGAAGGTATTTAAGTTCTTTGCTATTATCTTATTTAGATAAATAAGATAATAGAAATTTATTAATAAATTTAAATGGATGTTCTTTTTAATGAAGAATTATTTGATCGACTTACCACGTCTCAATTAGAAACACTCATTAAGGGAGCAGATGATGTAGCTTTGAATAAATTAATAGAGTTGCGCGATTTTATTAAATTTTATCATAATGCAGAAGCTGGGTTCGAAGATAATGAAGCTGAACCACTCAAAGAGATTATACCTATCACAGTCGATTTGGAAAGTGTTCTGGAATTGCCTAGGTATTCCATACTTAACGAAAAATTATACGATGCTTTATCTATAGAGCAATTATTTGAAATGTTTGATGATTCCAGAGAAATACTATTGAAGAAAATACGAGATGTCGGCGGTGCTGCAAAAATAGAGTTGAATCAACGACAGGGTATTGAGCCAGAAGAAGATTATGTTGAAACTTGTACAAAAGCTGATAAATTTCGAGGTGCTTGGATTGATGAGATGCATTGCGGCACCTTTGAAAATTATCAAGGACTATTAGTATTTCGTCCCAAAAAAGATCTGATATTATATCACGGGTCAGAGTCATTTAAATCCGGTGATCCTTTTCCTAGTCCATTGTGGTTTGGAAGCTACGATAACAGTCTTCAGTACGCGCAAAATGGATACATGAACATTTTTCGCATTAAAAAATCTCCCAGATTGTTGGTATTGACGGATGTAAAGAATATTAATAAAGTCTTAAGAACAGTTTCGCCTCAAGATCGAGAAGCCATATCAAAAGTTACAGGTATCGAACAAACTGATTTGAATTCTATCTACCGGCAATTTGGCTGTGGTTATAAAAATAAGGATCCTCAACAATTTAGTCGTTTCAGTAGTCGAAAAGAAGATATGATCATGGCAGAGAGTATATGTAAGTTACCTGGGATAGATGGCTATATGCAACCAGAGATTAATTATTGCTCTGGTGGATCTGCCTATCGAGATGGTAAAGAATTACCTGCTGCCAAGAGATTTAATGGCGAGATTGTACTCTGTGATGCTAAAGAATTTGTTAAGCGAGTTACTCCGGAAGCTATCGAATGTCCTAAAGGCAGTGTATGTGATATATCTGCGGAAGATTGGAAACGTGAGCTTGCTAAATAATTACAGATATTATTTATAATTATGTATACATAATTATAATTTTGAAGATCATATCTCACTCACCGATGTCATAGATTTTAAAATTTATGATCTAACTTATTGTTCAGAGTTTAACTAATTTTTGGATACGTTTTCTTGGAATGGGGTCAATATCATATAATTATATGATATTGTAATATATGTTAATATATGTAAGAGTAGGGATGTATTAAATTATGTTTTTAAGATATTATGGAATCAAATTGCGATTAAGGGTTTTCGTAATAATGTATTTTCACATATCCTGGTGCTCCGTCACCACCGTCCCCCCCGGAGGAGAAATTGGCACTACCTCCTCCACCGCCTCCGCCACCATGGCCAAATCCGATGGCATCTCCGCCATCTGCGGCTGCAGTTGTAGAGGAGGCACCATTTCCACCATTTCCAGGTCCTTCTCCATTTGACCTAAAAACAGCTGCACCTCCACCACCACCAGATCCTGCTATTTGAGGCATTAATGTATTGGAAGAACCTCCCATAACTGTTGGTGTCCCGCCTAAAACATATGCTGTTGCAGTTAATGGACCTCCCCGTCCACCACTGTATGTCACCGGTTGAAACCCAGAATTTTCACCATTTTCACCAGGAGGTATTCCTACACCTCCAATACCTAACGAATTCCCACCACCCCCGCCATTAAATCCATCACCCCCATTCCCTCCTCGAGGCCTATTAGCGGTGCTGGCTCTATCACCTCCAAAACCTTTAATAGCAGTAATTGTACCACTTAAACCGGCTACTATACTATTACCTCCATCACTTCCATTTAGATCACTGCCTGCACCGCCTGCACCAACAGTGACGGTCAATGTTTCTCCTGGAGTGACGGGGAAATTGTAAGAACGAACATAACGCCCGGAACCGCCCCCGCCACCTCCTCCTCCTTGCCCATCCTCGTCAGAGTCGGGAGCGCCTCCTCCTCCTCCACCACCACCAGCTTGAAGCTCTATATCTGCAAAATTAACATTGGCTGGCACAATAGAAGTTCCGCTTACCGTAAAGTACAATAAATTTGCACTGCCTGGAGGACCAGTAGCTCCGGTCATACCTTTCATACCAGTAGGTCCAGTAGCTCCGGTCATACCTTTCATACCTGTAGGACCCGTAGCACCGGTATTAGTTGCTGAACCCGGTATTCCTTGAGGTCCTGTGGGTCCTGTACTTCCCGTTGGTCCTGTTGCTCCCGTATTCGTAGCTGATCCAGCTGGTCCAGTACTTCCAGTACTTCCAGTACTTCCTGTTGGTCCTGTAGCTCCAGTATTAGTTGCTGTTCCCGCAGGTCCTGTACTTCCAGTTGGTCCTGTAGATCCCGTACTTCCCGTACTTCCCGTACTTCCCGTACTTCCTGTTGGTCCTGTACTTCCCGTTGGTCCTGTACTTCCCGTTGGTCCTGTAGCTCCAGTATTAGTTGCTGTTCCCGCAGGTCCTGTACTTCCAGTTGGTCCTGTTGGACCCGTACTTCCAGTACTTCCTGTAGGTCCTGTAGCTCCAGTATTGGTAGCTGTTCCAGCAGGTCCTGTTGGTCCAGTCATACCTGTAGGACCGGTAGGTCCCAAATCTCCTTTACAACCTTGAAGTTTAATTATACTCCAACAAGAGGTTGCACCAAAACGGATAAAGGGCGCTGCGCCCGATGTCGATACTACAGTTGTTAGTTCTAAAGTATCGCCAGCAGTTAATTCTAAAGTAAAAGATGGAGTTTGATTTTTAGTATACAAAACTCCAGACAAAACATCAAAAGAGTCCGAAACACGACAAGAACTCGTTCCATTTAGTTGCGTGTTTATAGCTGCAAAGCTTGTAGTACCTACACCAAGTAAAAAGGACAAGGTAGCCTGAATCAAATATTTACCAGTTTCTAATACAGTTACTATAGAAGGCATTGCTAGATCAAATTCAAAGACACCTGGTTCATTTGTTGTGCCTGTCCCCCATTCTAATGGTTCCCCCATTCCATTCGTTAATGTTTGACCCGATGTTCTTAAAGCGATACAAGGTAGATCACATATTTCACATAGACCTGTAGGACCAGTAGGTCCAGTAGCTCCGGTCATTCCCTTCATTCCTGTTGGACCCGTACTACCAGTACTTCCTGTACTTCCTGTTGGACCTGTACTTCCAGTACTTCCTGTTGGACCCGTACTACCAGTACTTCCTGTTGGTCCTGTACTTCCTGTTGGTCCTGTAGCTCCAGTATTAGTGGCTGTTCCCGCAGGTCCTGTTGGTCCAGTACTTCCTGTACTTCCTGTTGGTCCTGTAGCTCCAGTATTAGTGGCTGTTCCCGCAGGTCCTGTTGGTCCAGTACTTCCAGTTGGTCCAGTATTTCCTGTTGGTCCTGTAGCTCCAGTATTAGTGGCTGTT